GTGGTGGCGGGCAAGGCGGGCATGGACCCGGCGATGATCCAGCGCGTGTACGGCCATCACAGCCCGGAATATTTGCAATCAAAGGCAGGAGTAGGAAGATGAGGAGCATGGAAATGGAGCACGACAAACAAGCCTCGATCAACGGCCAAGAACTGCCGCCGTCCACGGCGCTGCAAAAATTGGCCGAAAAGTGCGGTGACGTTGCGCTGCCTACAGCGCCGGCCATTGCGACAATCGCGCTCGATATGGCGATGCGTTACCACGACATAACCATCATCAAGGACGGAGTAATGTATCAACAAAAGAAAATGGAAGGGAGCAATATTCGTCCGCTAACCCTAGAAATGGTTTTGGACACAGCCAAACAAATTGAAATGCACCTTCTTGGTTCATCCGAGCGCATTGCCGGGCTTGTGCTTGACGCCATGGCCTTTGATTCTAAAAACGAAGCCGGCGAAAAGGACGATCCTCTTGATTTAAATGCCAGCGATGCGCCGTAATTGCGCAAGCCCGACATTTTCGCCGCGACCTACGAGCCCGTTTGAGCACCGATAGAACACCCCAGATCGTCAGAAAACCTTGAAAAATGGTCGGAGTGAGAGGATTTGAACCTCCGACCCCCTCGTCCCGAACGAGGGAACCGCGCGCAAAAACAGCGGTTTTATTGGCTTTTCGCGATTGTTGCGGTGCTCTAAAAGCGCGAACATAACCGAAACATGATCTCGTTAAAGCACCGATAGAGCACCCGAAGGAGCGAGCAAATGAAGTCCAACCTGATCGACATAACCGTGGTGAAGCACGCGGAAACAGCCAAGGCCGTTCTCGTGAGCGACAACGGCGACAAGTCTCGCGGCGTGTGGGTTCCGCTGTCGCAATGCGAGATCGAGCCGGAAGACGGCGAGAAGGACATTTACGTCCTGACGCTTCCCGAATGGCTGGCGATCGACAAGGGGCTGATCTAGGGCGCCCGCCCTGTGGATTACGGGGATTGATGGCGGCGCCGGGGCCGCTGGAGTGAGGGGATGGAAAGCGATGCGCCGCGAAAAAGAAATGTACGCTGAATATCGCCTGTCTTTTGGGCAGCATGTCGTAGTCATCTATCAATGGACAACAGACAAAGGCGGATCGTGGCGAACCATAACGAACCTGTTTTGCCCCGACGAGCCTTACGCGCGCGGAATCGTGGCCGCATTTCCCGAACGCAAGGGAGACAAGGAATGACGCAAGAGGATAAGGCTCGCCAGTGGGATTTGAACGCGGCAAAGAATGCGGAGATTAAGCGCCTTCGCGCCGCGCTGGGCGAAATGCGGGAGTGGCTGCATGACCCGAAACTTGCAATGTGGAGCTATGTTGAAAGCGTCGAAATGTACGATGACATAGTTAAATTGCGCGCCACAATCGACAAGGCGATGGGGGAAGGGTGATGGAATGGCAACCGATTGAGACAGCGCCCAAAAAAGATAATATTGATATTTTAGTTTATCGGCCAACATGCGAGCCAAATGCAAACATCCCCGAGGTCGGGGTTGATTATTATTCAACCCGCCTTGGCGGGTGGGCGAAATCAAATCACGTTCACCAACCTACTCATTGGATGCCGTTGCCCAAACCGCCGAAGCCCTAACCCCAAACACAAAAACCCCGCCCGGCGAACCGGACGGGGCGAAAGGAGATAGATGATGGCAATGAGAACCGAACAACAATGGTTTGACGCTATGCGCGCCAAAGGCCATATGCCTTGTGTTGAAAGCACCGGCTATTTAGATATTTTTGTGTGCGATGAAGGGTTTCACAACGGCCCCGGCTGCGAAACTTGCCATTGGTCGATATGCTATCATTGTTACGATTTGAAAGACATTCCAGAATGCAAAAACCCCGTTTTGGAATTGCAAGCATCCGATCAATGCGGCGGCGTTGACGCGCTCAAATGAATCAATGACCCGTTACCTTCTGCATGAAACCTGAATACAGCATTGCCAATGCTCCTGCTCCCAGGAAACCGAGTGCTGCAATGAGGCCCTTGGATTTAACAGTTTCAACGCTTACACGCCAATCGCGCAAATGCTGAAAATCTCTCTGCATTTCGAGCACGTCTGCGGGCTTGGAAATGTCGACACCTAATGTGACGAAAAATTCAACGAGAGCCTCCTTGGCAGCTCGTTTGGCAATGGCCTCATGTTCATTTTCTCGCTGAGCAGGCATCAATAATCCCCAGTCAAAATTATAATTGAGCGACCAAAAGTCGCTCAATTTTAGTCAACGGCCGAACTCATTAGAAACTTCCGCATCATGAACAGACTTGCCAGCTTCAATTGGAGAGAGATTGATTGTTCGTCCGACAGTGTAAAGCATCGGTCCGTATTCTATCAAAATGTCTGCGACTGCCATTCCCTGCTGAATTCCGGGAATGAATGCCGCGATCTCGCTCGTCAAATGGCCGAGCGACGGAAACTTGGAGATCACATCGATTGCAGCGGTCGATTGCGTCAGGTGCTGATAGCCAGCGATGACGTTTTTCAACACGCTTTCGACTGTTCGCTCTCCGTTGATTAGGGTTTGGACGTTCATTTCAAGACCCCGCAGTCGGTGCAGAGACAGCGGCGACCGCTGTAATCTTGCTGTTGGCAGCCTTCACGGCGGCGACTGCCTGAAGGACACCTGTGGCGATCGTCAACGGGTTCTGGCCCGTCAATGTGCCGTTGGCTTCCGACTGGACGATCGGCGAAGAGGCGAGCGCGGCAAGCGTCTTGACAGCAGCTTTGTTCGGAGAAATCTGCCCTAGATTTACGGCAGCCTGCGTCAGATTGTTGACTGCAATGCAGACATTGCACACGGTCTGGATGTCGGCCGCGATCTGTGGCGCAGCGGAGACGATGGCTGCATCACCTTTCGCAACCGCAGCGTCAATAGCAGCAGCGATTTGACGCAATTTCGCGGCGTCCGTGTTAATGGATGCTTGAATAGAAGACAAATTGCAACCGCCGAGAGCGAGCGGCGCGAGGGCGATGAAGTGACGACGATTAAACTTGTTCATTGTGACACCACCTTTTCAGAGGGAACAACAGCTGCGACATCGGGCGTTGTGACGACCGATTGCACAGCAGGGTTTTTCGAGACCGCGATGATCTGCCAAAGCGGCGAGGCAGTCAAAGCTGCGTACAAGCCCGACCCAAGCCCGATAAGCGTCGTCGCCCCAGCGATGATGGACTTGACGCCTGTGCTTATCTGATCGATAGCGCCGGTCGCCGAAGCTGCATCCGCAGGCTTAAGAATTGAAAGAACAGCGAGCGTCGTTACAACAGACGCTGATGCTGTCAGCACATGTCGCCCGAAGGCGGATATTTGAGCAGTTGTTGGGGCTTGCATTGCGTTTCTCCAAATTGCATTCGCCTCGGATTGAGTTCGCTCCCGTACCGACAGGAGCGAGCGCGCAGCTCACCGGGCGAACAGGCTGCGCGAAGTTGAATTCATGATGTTAGAGCATGATAGAAGTGAAGTGCATATCCGGCGATCAGTGCAGCGCGGTCATGACCGTTGATGATGGCGCGCGCATCGACCCAATCGGCGCGAGTTCCGATGAAAAAATCGGCGAACTTGCGCCCAGTAAACCATCCTTCCGCCATTCCGAACACCATGACAGCGGCAGCAATGTCCGGCCGCATAGCGAGGTCGGGCGAACGCGCGAGATCGACATCGTCGCCGATGACGCCATGGGCGCGCAGGCGCGTCGTGGCGCGCTGATAATTCGCGAGCCATGTCAACTGAACGTCGCCGCGTCCGTCGTAGATCAGGTGCCAAGGGCCAGCAGGATGACCATAAGCTAAGCCGCGCCCATGACCGATCTCTTCGATTGGCTGCATCGTCGAGGCAGTCTCGTGAAAGGCAGTTGCCAGTGCATAAGCGACCCATCGCGGATCAGCGCCGGGCATGTGCGCGGAAAACGCAGCCAGAATGCTCTCGCAGCCCTCGACTTGAGAATTGGAAATGACTCCATGAAAGATCGTCGAGCGCAGCGCGTTGTAAAATGCCTGTGAAGCCATCTTTTTACCCCTCAATAAGAGCCTGTTTGCGCTGCTCTGAGATCCTGACAAATCGCTCGATTGGATCATTTTTTTGAGCAGCTTTTATAACTTCATTGCGGAAACTTTCGGTCGCTGCAGCGCCTTGACGAACTTCATTGGCTGTGTTGATCATCAACATAGGCATTGCAGAGATCGAACACATCCATTCGTCAACGTCCTTGCCGGTGTTTGGATTGCGGCCACGCAGAAGGATGAAAAAAGAGCATTTCAGCTGAATGCAATCTTTCTTAATCAGCGGGCAGAATGTTCCGTTTTTCAGTTCCATGTTCAGCTCTTCTGACAGATGATTGCGTCGACATAATTGACCGCCAAATTGATTGGCGTGCCAGTGAAAGGATGATTGTGGCCTAGGCCGCCACCAGCGCTGCTTGTCCCAGAGGAGGATCCGGTCGGGTAATAAAGTCCGCCATTGGCGAAGCCCGGATTGCTGCCTGTGTTGGCAGTGATGAATGTAGCAGTGGCATGAGAGTGAGAAGGAATTTGCGTAATATCGAGAACGGTCGATCCGACTGTTCCATTTACAACTTGAGAGGTGAATGCCGCACTGAATGCGACCCCTCCGCCGCTGGCGGCAGTTCCGCTGACGATGCGCAAGGCATAATCATTGTACGTCGTCTGCTTGACCCAGCCTGTCGGTGCAGCGCTTTGCACGAAGAGCATTAGCGTTCCACTAGGGATCAGCGGCGTCTGGACCTGCGTATCGGCGAAAATGATATTCGTTCCGTCGCTGACGATCGAGCGAGTCTGACCTTGGGGGACGATCAGGTTCGTTCCAGCTCCTCCAGAGACAAATGTTATGTCGCTGTATGAACCAATACCGCATGCATTGCGCACCACCCACTGACCGCAGACTGTCGAAGGAATGGCGATGGTCGTCGCGCCGACAGGTGTGCCTGTCAGACTTAAGATCATCGGGATGTAAGACAATGAAGTCAACGGCGAAGTTACCGGCGGATTGGCAGTGTTGTTGGTCAGAGTTATTGTTCCGCCTGCATATGAAGTCAGATTGATCGGCTGAACCGAACCGAGTGCCATGTCAATCGAAGAGAAATCCAGATTCAGCGGAACATCCCAGTTTGAGCTGTTGTTCGCGGGCTGCGTCAGATTCTTGTTCTGGGTTGTGGTCATTTCAATTCCTCAAATCGATTGATTGGCGACATGCAGCGCCTTGGCGACTGCGTTGTCATTGGCATCGAGGAGACTTTCGGTCCCAGATTTTTCAGCGCGCTTGGCAGATTCGACGAGCCTCATAAGTCTGTCGACGAGATGCTGGTGCCCGACTTTTCCGCCGCGCGCTCGCCCTTCTCTGCCGTACATCGGAGGCTCCGGTTGTTGAACAAAAGGCGAGCTCGGATTGTTCTTCTCCTGGATGCGGCCCATTGAGGCCGACATTCCCATTTCTGCATTGCGGATTGCTTCTCTGATCTTATATGACTGAACAGAGGCGTTGTTAATTCTACGGATGTCAGCAGGATCATTTGACGTCAAAAGGCGCGCAATCTGAGGTGCGAGCGTGCGATCCATGTTATGGTTGTATTTGATCAGAGCTCCAGTCGCGAGCGCAACCGCAGCCGCCCCAGCAGCCTTGAATGGATGGTCGACGATATCCTCTTTGTTCTCCCAGAGAGCTTTCAC